GCACCTGCTTTGGGAGCAGGGGGTCGCAGATTCGATTTCTGCATCTCCGACCAAACATGGGCCTGTAGCTCAGTTGGGAGAGCGCCGGCTTTGCACGTCGGAGGTTCGTCGGTTCGAGCCCGACCAGGTCCACCATATAAATACGATATGACGCTGTTTCATATCACTTGCGAATCAAAAGTTGAACGCATACTACGAGAAGGCATACAGCCAAGAAGGAGTCGAGGAATTTCCAAAGAAGACAGCCACAGAGAATGGGTTTGGCTTACAGACAATCCAGACTACATTCTACAAACACAGGCAGGTCGAGCGTGGGCAAGACAGAACACGCCCACTATACTGAAAGTTGATGCCGCAGGATTGACAATCGAACCTCACATTACAGATGAGGGTGAAATCGTACCACACGAATACAAATACAAAGGAACCATAGATACAGGGCGGTTAGCTCAGTTGGGAGAGCATCTCGTTTACACCGAGAGGGTCGGCAGTTCGAGCCTGTCACCGCCCACCATATAAATTATGCTAGAACCTTGCATACAATGCGGAAAATCTTGGAATTCTAACTGGGAACTGATAGATACACTCTACCCCAGTCGAAGAGATCTTTATACGGGTGAATTTTCACAGTGGAATGTTGCGTGCCAAGTCCACAATTCAGGATGCGGTAGAACAGTATATGGCACTACTAAAGAACACGCGGTAGCACGTTGGAATCGAGGCGAAACAGATGAAATGTCAGACAGGTGATCTCGCAGTTATACTCTACTCTATTCGACAGGAGAACATAGGCAGGATAGTAAGAGTAAAAGAATATATAGGTCAGTTTGTGCAAGGCGAAACCTTTCAGTTTAGAGGGCAGCCTTGTAAATGTGCGGTATCCGATCATCATTGGTGGATAGGGGGAGATGATATCACTATCCTATACGGTCCGTCACCTCAAGCATATATTCCTGATTCGTGGCTGCAACCTATTCGACCAGAAGACATCGAACAATCAGATGTCACAGAACGAGACTTGGAGACATCACAATGACTCCCATCCACTATCTTTTTGCAATACTGCTTCTTTTTACTACTTCGCCTCTTGTTATTTTTTTGGCATTATAAATACTTGTATGCCAGTAAGAAAATGTTCAAACGGTAAATGGAGAATAGGTTCGGGCGACTGCATCTACAAAACTAAAGAAAGTGCAAAATCAGCCTACGCAGGATATAGAGCATCAAAATACGGAGAAGGTCGAACAATGAGTGATGCAGAATACATAAGAGAAATGCTTGACAAAACTCTAGCAGAAGAGAGTGAAGGTATTAGAAAAGAACCTCTGTCAGCAGAGGAAATTATTGCTCTTGCGAGAGAACTAAATGTTGACCCCAAGACTAATGAAATCACTCAAATGCATATTTTTGAGTTCGCAATGGGCATTCAACACGCTCTAGGCTATCCTGTTGCAAAACCTAAGCCACTTCCTACAGAACCTGCCAATCCTGATCCTGGTCTTGACTGAATTCTCATCGCCTGCTATACTATCACTAAGATAGGAGTTGCAAATGGCGGGCGATATCTGGGTTGTATCAGATACCCATATCAATCATAAAAACATTCTCAAGTTTAGAGATTACACCACTGGTGAACTCATACGTCCAGGGTTTGATTCCATTGAGGAGATGAACGAATACATCATCGACCAGTGGAACTCTGTCGTCAAACCTGGTGATAGAGTGATACACTGCGGCGATGTATTCTTTGGTCCGAAAGAAGAATTTATTCCTATGTGGAAGCGTCTGCACGGATCTAAGCAGTTGATTCTTGGCAATCATGATGATGCAAAATTCTTTGCTAAGAGAGAACTAGTGACTAAGATTCACATGTGGATGCCCATGCACGAACATGGCATCCTGCTTAGCCATGTACCTCTACACAAGTCGCAGTTGAAACGAGGCACACCTGGTAAAGAGCATGAACCTGAACAGCCCTGTTTACTCAACGTTCACGGTCATATTCATCAACACCAGTCACCACCAGGACCGTATAGATGCGTTTGTGTAGAACACACCAATTACAAGCCTGTTCATATTGAAGACCTTAGAGTAAAACAAGCACCAAAATACTATGACTACTGAACGGCATTTTTTTCTAGTATCAGAGCAAATGAGCGTTGAAGGACGAACAACTTCAATACTCATTACCAAAGCAATTAAAGAAACATCAGCCAAGCAAGAATTCTTTGATGAATTTGGCAACTCAGCATTAGAAAATGTTGAGAGTTATTCTCAAGAAGAGTTTGTTGCAAAATGCAAAGCAAATGTAACGCCTTGGGTGATTGAAAATCTTTCAAATCCAGACAGGTTGCAACCCTCCGAATTCTCCTATAAACTACAGATACACTCACGATTTGGATAACACAATGAGAACACAACCAGACGAAATTATCAGAAGGCTAGAATCTGTGTCAGGCAGACTAGACAAAGAGCAGATTCTTGAGGACGCTGTAGACGAAGGCTTGACAGAATTCTTTGACGGCGTAAGAATGGCGCTCAATCCTTTACACACTTTTCATATCAAGCAGGTGCCTTTCAAAGCAGAAGCAGAAGGTCAAGGCCTGCCCTGGGAAGCGTTTTTAAAACTGCAGGCACAACTTACAACACGAGAACTTACAGGCCACGATGCGAGAGACGCTGTTCAATTGGCATGTGATGTTGCTACACAACAGCAGTGGAATGACTGGTATCGCAGAATACTTCAGAAGGATTTGAAGTGCGGTGTGTCAGAAAAGACTGTAAACAAGGTCTGTAAAAAGAAAGGCCAGAAGCATTTGGGCGTGCCTGTGTTCACTTGCCAACTATCGCACGACGCTGCTAATCACGAAAAGAAAGTCACAGGCAAAAAGCAGATTGAAATCAAACTGGACGGTGTGCGTGTTATCACAATGATCACACACGACGCGTCAGAACTTGGTTGGAAGGTAGAAATGTTTTCTAGAAATGGCAAGCGTTTTGAAAACTTTGGCCATATAGAACGCGAGATTGAAGCAGTAGTAGCAGAATATCCGCCACCTTATCCACTTATGTTAGACGGCGAAGTAATGAGTGCTAACTTTCAGGACCTCATGAAGCAGGTGCATAGAAAAGAAAACGTAGAAGCAAGCGACGCTGTGCTGCATCTGTTTGACACTGTTCCCTATAACTCATGGCGGAACGGCGGCTGGGACAAGCCTCAACATTTTCGTTCAGAAATCACTCGTGCTTGGGTAGCAGACCATCAACAGACTCTAAAGCATGTACAAGCACTAGAATGGGAAACCGTAGACTTAGACACAGAAGAAGGAAGATCTCGCTTTGTAGAGCTTAATAGAGCGGCTGTAGACGGTGGATATGAAGGCGTAATGATCAAAGACCCAGATGCTCCCTATGAAAACAAGCGAACACATAGTTGGCTAAAGCAGAAGCCGTTTATAGAAGTATCGCTGACGATAGATGAAGTAGAAGAAGGAACAGGAAGAAATGAAGGCAGGTTGGGAGCATTCGTGTGTTCAGGAGTTGAGGAAGATAAGGCTATACGAGTCAATGTTGGATCTGGTTTTTCAGATAAGCAGCGAACAGAGTTTTGGGAGAACAGAGAGCAACTTCCAGGTTCGATTGTGGAAGTTAGAGCAGATGCTATCACGAGCAATCAGGATGGAACGTACTCTCTTAGATTCCCGAGATTCAAAACTTTCCGTGGATTTGAGACAGGCGAGAAGCTATAATAGATAAGACGTGGTAAGATTATTTTCACTTACTTGGAGTTAACGATGTTTGGAACAATGATTAAAAGTTTAACAAAATCGCCAGAACCAAAAAAATACGAACTTACAGAACGGGATCTAGAACTTATAGAAATTTGGGAAGGCCTAGATCAAGAACTTAAAGACTTTGCAAAAACCTCTCGCAGGCTTGGATTAGGACGCAATCTCAAAACTCGTTTCAACGAAAGAGGTATGGCAGAGTTAGTAAAGCAGTTGGATGAGATCGGATACGAAATACGCAGGAAGCCGGTTCAAAACGATTGACTCTTTGTCTCATCTGGCTATATAATGACTGCACATTTGTTAAAGCAGGAGTAGATTAATGGCAGCAAAAAAAGCAACCAAGCGAGCAAAGACCGTAAAGACCCCAAAGAGCAAACTAAAACAGCCTAGCTGGGACGGTTGGGAAGAATGGTCTCCGCAAGACTACAGCCGACGCATTGACGCTGCTCGAGAGTTCTACTACCTCAACTACAAACATTCTGATCTGCTCGGCAATGTATGGGCTTGGATGAAAGACAATGGCTATACACAGAAACAGATCAAGCATGCAAAGGCTGCGTCAGGTTCTGCTGCGGTCTCCCCCAGTCTCGCAGTTTTCTGCACTCTGCTATACAAAGGTATGCCAGACTACAATGAAGCATACGCAGAATATTGGGAAAGTTTGCCTGGCACAATGGGCACGGTGCGTCCTTTCTCCGAGCGAGTAAAAGAAAAACTAGAAGAAGTTATTGCTGCCGGAGCAAACGAAAAAGAAGCAAAGGAAGAAGAAGAAGCAGAAGAAAAAGGCTATAAGCCTTCTATTCAAGAGCGTCTGCACGAACAGAGTCTGCAGATGTGCATAGATATTGACGCTTGGTTAGACACATTTGACACAGACCCGAGCAAGTTTGATGTCAAAAAGTTTGACTTTAAAAAGCATTTTGAAACAATGAAAACCACACAGGCCCATGCTAGAAAGATCATCAAGTTCTATCAGCCTGAACTGGACGAATGGCGAACTGTCGCAAACCAGCCTACTACTGCTCAAAAGAAAAAGATGTCGGAAGAAGAAGCAGATCAGTGGGATCAGGTCAAAGAAGGCTATGGACATATTAAGAAGGCAGAATTAAAGAAGATTATCACTGCTCTCGAAAATCTTCTTGAAGCCTGCGACTTTGTAATCGAAAGTTCAAAGGCAACACGCAAGACTCGCAAACCAAAGAGCAAACCTGCTGCAAAGGTCGTTGAAAAGTTGAAGTATAAGCAGACCGACGACAAGTATAAGTTAGCATCTATCGATCCTGCAAATATTGTAGGTGCTTCGACTCTTTGGGTATTTAATACGAAGACTCGCAAGCTTGGTAAGTATGTTGCTAGTGAAGTTGATCCTACAGGAGCAGGCAGAGAAGGCTCAGGTTTGAGTGTAAAGGGTACTACTATTACTGGATTTGATGAAGAACAAAGTGTTCAAAAGACTGTTCGCAAGCCTGATGAAGTACTTAAAGAGTTCAAATCCGCAGGCAAGGTAAAACTTCGCAAGTTCTTGGATGAAATCAAGACCACTGACACAAAGTTGAATGGTAGGATTAATCCTGACACTATTCTTCTTAAAGTGACCTGATAAATACACTATAATCAGGATGCCACAATGTCAGATATACGAAAAACTCTTGCTCAATTAGCAGATTCTATAGAAGCAATACACGAGCAAAAACACCAAAAGCCCAAAATACTTGATAGGTCTCTTTCCGGTAATAAGATAAATGGCGGAAAAATTACAAAATTTTCCAGTCAAGGAATAGAAGACCTTGCTGATAGGACAGTTTTAAAAGTAGATAACAACGGCATCCATACCAAAAGATTATACTGTCCATCTGTAGAAGGGTCTATTACTATACAAGGCGATCTTGAAGTGAAAGGCAATCTAATTACAGATATAGACTTTTCTAAGTTCGATAACAAGAAAACATTAGAATTCATAGACACAGAAAAAACTACATTAGGAGAGGGTATTCTCTGGCGTAATGACAAACACACCTCTCAATTAGTCCTTAAAGACAACCCTTATAGAATCTGGACAAATGAAAACATAGATATCGGTCGAGATAAAGAATACAGAATTGGTAATCTAACGGTCTTAACTGAATCCTCCTTAGGCAATTCTATAGTCGATAGCAAACTTAAGTCAGTCGGCAAACTTAGAGAATTAGACACCGTCGGCTGTATTACTGTTGGCGAAGTAATAAGACTAGATCCGAACAATGAAAATATTTCGATAGGTACTGAAGATGCTCTAGGTTTTTTGACTATAGATAGCCTAGATCATAAATTATATCTTGACTATTCGGAAAGTGTTTGGCATCTAGGCACCTACACAAGTTCTAACTTTGCTCTTGTTACAGATGATACAATAAGGATTTCTATTGCAAACACTGGCAAGATAACATTATCCGACGATACTTCATTTGAAAAGAGGGTAAGTATCGGTGTTAAGAATCCCTTACAAGATGTGGATTTTACTGTAGCAGGTGCAATAAGATTTTCTGATAAAAAGCAAGAAGTAGGCTCCGCTAAGCCAACAGTTGGTGAATACAAAAAAGGCGATATTGTTTGGAATACAGATCCTAAACCTACGGGCTACGTTGGCTGGATCTGTGTGCGTGAAGGCACACCTGGTGAGTGGAAACCTTTCGGGCAAATTGCCAGCTAAAACTATCTTTTAATTTCTGACTCTTCGTCTATAAATATTTTACAGGGCGGAGAAATTCATTGTCAAAAATCACAGAAAAAACAAAAAGAGAAGTAGCTTATTGGTCCTACGCTGCTTGGAGTCTTCCTTTTGCTGCCTTGGCGCTTATAACATTTTCCTACTTTATTGGCTACGAAACTTGGTTTCATAAATCTCTTGTTGTGATTACCACGCTGTTTTTTGGCACTTCTGTCTTTTGGTGGTGGTGGGCCTTGCACAAACTGCTATATATTATCAAGTCGATGGAAGAGACTGCTATCCATCTAGGAATAGTTAAGAAAGATATAACTGACGTCAAAGAAGACATTAGAAAAAGTGGTAGTAATAGGAAACGGCGAAAGTCGTAATTCAATAGATATAGATCATATTCAAGATCAAATTGTTGGATGTAATGCCGTTGTTAGACATCACACAATAGATAGTGTAGTGTGTGTTGACAGAAAAATGCTGCGTGAATGCCTTCAATACCATCTTAACTTTGATTTATGTTATACCAGAGCAAATCTACTTTTTGAAAATACTACCGGTAAAATACAAAAAGTGCCAGATTTGCCATACAAAGGAAGCCAAAGATGGGACGAGCCCTTCCATTGGGGTAGCGGACCTTATGCTGTCCTTATTGCCTCACAACTATCGAATCAGGTAAAAATGATAGGTTTTGATTTGTATGGTAAAGACAAACTAGTAAACAACTGCTATAAGGACACTGAAAACTACGACGATTCTAAAAAAAGAGCAGTAGACCCTAGATACTGGATTCATCAAATTAGTAAGGTATTTGGATGCTTTCCTACTGTAGATTTTAAAATCTATCAAACCCCCGATTGGCAATTACCAGAAAAATGGAATCTGCCTAATGTGTCAGTTGACAAGATAAGTAATTTCGCATATACTTAAAACTGTGGACTTTGACGCTCACTCCACTCTAAATATTCTGCGTGTCTATTTGATAAGGAGAAAATAGATGGCAATCGAAATCAAATCAACAAAACGTTTTAAGTATCTTCCGTGCGGGCATGCACAGTATTTTGATCAAGAACCAGACGGATCGCCTGGCGAATGCGCAAGCATACATGGCTATGACAGAGAAGTAGAGCTTACATTCGCAGGGGACATAGATGAACACGGATGGATCGTGCCCTTTGGCGAACTAAAACCTATCAAACAATTTCTAGAATACTATTTCGATCACGTTACGGTTTTACCAGCAGACGATCCTCGCCTGGGACAGATCACAGAAGAACTTACAGTCCCTGGTGGACTATTAGGCACAGTGCGAGTACTGCCATCCGGCGTGTCTATGGAGATGAGTTCTCTGTTTATCTGGGAACACGTTAACGCATACATTTACGAAGTTACACACGGTCGCTGTTATGTAGAGCGGGTAGAAGTGTTCGAGCATGATAGAAACGCAGGACAGGTCGTCGTTGACGGTGACACAGCCCGTTCCGTAGCAGAGACTAAGGTAGCAGAAGGGAAACTACTTCCTTGCAAGGCACGATGGGATTGGGAAGCACCGCGTGATGCTGTGAAACGTCTTGAAGGATAGAGTTTGGCAAAGGTAGACAAAAGCCAGTACACTAAGGCAGAGTGGAAGGCTATTAAGGAGCAGAGAAGACAGGAGAAGGCTACTAAACAAGTAGAAAAATCCTACTCTGTTCCTTCTACTTCTCAATATTATCTTGTCTGTGTAAAGCATGGCAGGAAATATTCTGCTGAATATGTGAACACTCTGTATCGCATGTGCAGAAGAAACTGCTCACTAGACTTCGAATTTGTATGTTTGACAGATGACATTGAAGGCTTGAATGCAAAGATTAAAACTATCAGTCTACCTAATTACCTAAAAGGTTGGTGGGCAAAACCTTACATGTTTTCTAACAGTCTTGGCTTAGATGGCGTAATCCTATACATGGATCTTGACGTCGTCATTGCAGGTAACATTGACAAACTCTTCACTCATTCGCCCGGTCATTGGTTTATAATAAGAGACTTTACAAGGGCAATGCGTCCTAATTGGCAGAAATATAATTCTAGTGTCATAAGATTTAATTCAGGTCAACTAGACTACCTGTGGCAGGATTTTGAAAAAAATAGGCTCAGTTATGAGAGAAGATTCTTTGGTGACCAAGATTGGCTTTATGCAGTAGCAGACAAAAAGCCTATGTTTTGGCCAGAAAGTTGGATACTGAGTTGGAAATGGGAAGTAAGAAAAAGTCGTCAGTTTGCACCAGGCGGACGCCGAGGTAACAGGAAGTTTAAAGACATAGAAGATGTCAAACCTCGTCCAGAATGTTGTGTAACCGTTTTTCACGGTGATCCCAATCCAGAACTTGTTGAAGACCCTTGGGTTGTTCAAAACTGGAAATAGTGTATAATAAACAAAAAGGAGTATTCATATGAGTTGTTCATGTGGCCGTTCGCCAACAGGTAAATGTATTGGTTGGCATAATCTAACAGAAGAAGAATACAAAGAAAAACTACGCGAATATAAAGAGCAAAATAATTAATGTTTGATCAATCAGTGCAGCGTCTAGGTTTTGCTTGTAAGTATCTTGACCCAGACCAATCTAAAAAGAAAAAACTGTTAGAAGAATCGCAGCGCCCTCTCAATACAAGGGCTACTACAGTGGCTTGGCTTAACCGCCAGACTCAAGAAGATGCTGAACAGCGACTATGGGACTTAATGGTTCATAATATTGAATCATATAAAAGGCTGATAGACTATGCAGGCACTTTGCCAGAAAACTTGCGAATGGTTAGACTGGGCAGTGATTGCTTACCTGTGTATACTGAGCCAACTTGGAGATACTTTTGGCGGAAAAGCGATGTTAGAGACTACTGCGAAAGAGAGTTTTCCAAGGCAGGAGCGGCTGCTCGCAGTCTTGATGTTCGTGTTTCAATGCATCCTGGTCAGTTTACTGTTCTTGCTAGTGATACGCCTGGCATAGTAGAACGTTCGATAGAAGAATTTGAATATCACGTCGATATGATTCGTTGGATGGGCTTCGGTAAACAGTTTCAAGACTTCAAATGCAATGTTCATATCTCAGGTCGTCAAGGCCCTAGGGGTATTAAGAAAGTTCTGCCTCGGCTGTCACCAGAAGCAAGAAATTCTATTACCATCGAAAACGACGAAATGAGTTGGGGTTTAGATGCTTCACTGGAACTTGTTGACGATGTTGCCCTTGTTCTAGATATTCATCATCATTGGGTTCGAACTGGGGAATATATTCAGCCTTCAGATGATAGATTTAAACGAGTTGTTGATAGCTGGCGAGGTGTTCGTCCTGCTATGCATTATTCCCTTTCAAAGGAAGACATACTGGAATGGCACGATGACAGTCAACAGCCTGATATGGCATGTCTGCTAGAGCAGGGTTACAAGAAACAGAAACTTCGTGCTCATTCTGATTATATGTGGAATTCAGCTTGTAACGATTGGGCATTATCTTTCTTGCCATACAGTGACATAATGGTCGAGGCTAAACAAAAGAATCTTGCTTCACGTGACTTATATGATTATTGGCAGGAAAGCAAACGCAAGGCAGCCTAATAAATATTTCAAAGGAGACTCCAATGAGCTATCTCGCAAAGATGTACGGAAAATCCGCAGGAAGTAAACCTGAACCAGAATCTACGAAAAATCCAAACCGAGTAGCAGGCGGACTAAGAGCACAAGGTGTTGACACACTTTCTATTTTAGGCGAGGACGGTCAAGAAAGACAGATTCCGTCCCAGAGATACGTTCAAAGTCTAGAAGAGCAGGTCAAAAAACAACGGGCGGCTATGGACGTGTTAGAACGCAAGCTCGCCCGTGTTGAAAGAACACAAGAACAGTTAATGAATGTAATTAACCGGTCTTGATTTTGCTTACAATCTCAGCTTTCTTCATGCTGGCATTTACTTTAATATTGTTCTTTTTAGCATGCTCTAATAGCTGAGTTTTAGTCATAGCATCAAAGTTTACTGCTGTTTTCTTTTTGCTCTTTGTTTTAGGAGCAGTAGTAGAAGACTTTTTAGCTGCGGCCTTTGTTTCTTTCTTGCTATCTACATTAGGTGTTACAATAGGCTTGTCTAGTGTTTCTTCCTTAGACTCGCTTAGAACAAAATAACCTAAAGCTGCTACAACTAATGCAGCAATTACAATCACAATTGAAATTTCCATTTTATACCTCCTTAGGAAAAATATTTAATTCTGTTAGGAAAACTAACAATTAAAATTGATAAATATCTACATGAATTACATTAATTCTTATGATTTATCCCTTAATAAAATTAACGGCTTAAGAGCAGACAAAATTAAACGTCAGCTAATAAGATATAATTATCCTAAGCGACTACAAAAAGTAAATCGAGCAACGCGGAATAAACCTTTCGGAAGTAAAAAAAATGATTAAAAATTTCATTCAAAAACGTCTTAAAGAAAGAACTACACTAGACGGAGTGATACTTATAGGAGCAGGCGTTTGTTTTTTAATTTTTAAGCCTATTGCTTCTGTTGTAGCGTACGGTGCGATACTATACGGCGCATACACTCTGCTTAAGAAAGACTAAAGTTTCGATATAGGCAAACTGGAACTTGCGGTAAGTTCCCACATCTTTCTTCTTTCTACTCCTCTCTTTTGAGCAAAACGTTTAGCATCACAGCTATCGCATACGTGAAAATAGTTGTTGTTTAGCCGTTTCGGATCCATTGACTTTCTTGCTCTTTC